ACCGGAAAGAATAGAACTAGAGAATAATCCCCTCTAGGAAATCTATAAAAACGGATGTATTATTTTCCAAAACGTATACATAAAAATCAGTTCACGCTCTACGAGCCAGAGCTAAATTGCCCCGGAACTGTCATACTATTTTTCATATGACGGCGACTGCGCCTTCAGCTTTTACCTAGCCTAACCACTCAATAAAGAGTCGAGGTCCATGTTTGGGTTTCGAACATGAAATAAATAAAATTAGATAATTATAATAAAGTTTCCAAGTAGTATAGCCGTCTTCAAATCAACGCGTTATAACTACCTAGTCCCGATATTAAAGCGGATTTTCCAATTTTTTACCCTACGGATTTGACCATACCAGTCAACTCCTCCCCTAACAAACCAGACACGGCTGATTCGAGATTTTTACCAACGATCTAAGAAACCTCCCTCGTCACGGAAGTATTAATTAGCGAGGTCTAAACCGGGGTCCATGCCTCAAACAACATAGTAGGAATGAATTCATATGTTATGCAAATTTCAATCCTATAACCATCATTAACTGCAATATTGTTAAATAATAACCATATTGGAGAACGAAGTTGGTTTACGGCTTAATCTGGATCACTAGTAGTACCTTACTAAAACACTAAATCCATTGGGTCTAATGGCAACCACACATATGATGTACCATTTTATCCTACAGCTGATAACATAATATTATATGATGTTGGATATTGTTATAGCTGTTATTAAGTAGGAGATTGTATTAGTGCAGTGTTATATAAGGCCGTCTTTCCTGGAACAGCTCCTATAGTAAGTACTCCAGCTTTTGATAGCATGTTGGTTGTGGGAATCACTCTGATTCCACAACGCACAATTCTAGCAGAAGTCCATCGGGAGTTCGCTGCTTGGCTAGCAGGTTCAGGGGTCCAGTATCCAAAAAGCGGACACTGGGCTACAGTTATTCCTGCTCCTCCAAGGTTGGACCCTGGTGCTACAGATTAATAATTAAACCATGTTGGGGCATTAGTGCTTGGTTATCCAACTAAGAAGTTGGGAAATAGTGCCATTATTCCATTGGCCGTTCCGAAAATAACGTCAGTGGTAAATTTGTAATCCAACAAAGAAGTTGGTTAATAGAAATCATTGGGACCTCTCACTGGCATAGTAGAAAATGGATTCAGAATAGCGTTTATGTAATTTCTGACGTCAGAGTATTTGTTAGCAGAACTAACAATCCCTGATTTCATCTATTAACGAGCTCTACTCTTATTTCCTTTTTATATCTATCCTCCTTGATCGAAAGACGATCTTGATGGGCCTCCCTATGATTTAGCTTTCTTGAACTATTTCTAACCTTGCTACTATGTACCTTTCTTAGTGGGTACGAACACTTTTTTAACTTACTATGGCTTCCTTGAATTGTTGGGCATACCGATAATAAATTCAGGGGTCTCGATGATTATTTCGTCAACTTTCCCTGCTGGCTTGTACTGTCGTTAGGCTGCAGCCGTACTTGCTGCCGGATGTACTTGATCTGATACTACAGTTGCTCTTTCCTCCTTGGCTTGGGTTTTTATTGGTTGTTTTTTATGAACTAGTGGATACTACCACCGTGCTAGTTAGGCAACGATGATAGGAAATTTGACCAATGATTCTCACTCCATGATTCTCTAGCTCGTCACAATATGCGTCATAACCATAAAAATGGTATAACATATTCAGAGGTTTCGTATCAGTAGAAAATGAGTCAGTGCAAATTTCAGCAATTATCGACTCTTCTTTTCCTGCCCAATCACCAACTTGCGCGGACATTACCGCCGCTAAAAACGTTCTGTCATCATCAATGATCAGATTACTCGTCATTGAGTAAGTGGTATAATACTTATCTGGTAGCTTATTTTGTATATACTTCATGGTCTCACTAACAGTATTAGCCATTAATTTTTACCCTACGTTTGGGAATTTCTTAAGTAAATTCTAGATATATTATTGGGAAATTCCGGAGTAAGCAAATGAAAATAACATTGCTTCTTATACAACCCTGAATGGTTATTCCGATTATGTAATACTTTAAAGAAGGAGTATTCTAGGGATGTTTCTTTATAGGTGAACTCTGCCTTTATAGAAGATTCCAATTTTGCTAAGGAAATTAAATGTTCCCTTAGGATTTAGTTCCATTTCACGTGTACACTAACCCAAACCATAAGTGCCCTCTTCAACTCGGCTATAATATTACCAAAAAACTTTTTCAAATAAAACTTGGTCACACTTTTCTAATATTATTTGAACATCATCACCACCAACAAACAGGGAATATTTAGTAATTCCCGCTTTCCAATTGATAAATTTAATATAAGAAATAACCCTCACTGTATTACCTAGAGTAGTTCTAGTAGGATGTCCAGAAAAGACAGTACCCTTAACTTTGGCAGAGAAGATCTTGACCTTATTAGTTCTTTTTCTGGAATGCCAGGATGTTACATTAGCTTAAACATCGGTTAATATCTTATAAACATCTTTTTTAAATACATCTGGCAATTCTAAATATACCCAAATATAATCAAAAGTGGAATCAATATAAGCCTAGTCAATAGCTTAAAGTAACGAATAATGTTGATGAGAATCATGAGATTTTCCATCGATAGTAAACACTACTGGGTCAGAATATTTGACATACTCCTTAGTTAACATTTCTTCTAGTTAATCAAGAGTCTTATAGGATGCATATTCAGGAGTAATCTGCTTTAAAGCTTACATCAAAATGTAATTAACATGTCCACCCACAGCCTTTATAAAGTTGGATGGATTCCATATATTTCTAGGACGATTCTTACGTTTGCTAAGATGCTCATCTTTAGCACATATAAAAGTTTCCTTCTACTTAGGGAAGTTGGTATACTCAATATCGACTATTGAGGTAGCTACAGCTTTGTCAACAGCTGCCTAATAAGCTTTAGCTTTTGCGGGCGACTTCTCCGCAACATGGTCAACAAACTCTTATCGTGTCTTTTTTATGTAAGGTAATTTAACTGCCTCCCCAAAGAGTTAAGGGTATCTCATTTAATTTTTAAAAAAATTTTTTAATTCAGTTACTACTTTGCTATTAGGTTCAAGCTTAGTAAGGGCAGTCCTACCGATAAAGGCCGCGATAGCATTTAGGGGGCAAGCTCCATATTATCTGGTACAAACAGTGTCAACATACTAAAAAATATCAAAAACTTTTCTACTAGCTATATTTTTAGTATTACAGGTACAATATGGTTCCCAAATTTCTAAAATTTCCTTGCCAGACCAGTGAGAAATGTCTGTCTTATGTAGCGGATGGAACAATTTAAACTTTTTAATAACTTTAACATTCATTCTTTTTGGGTCATAAGAATCGGGGTTCTCACTATGATGAAAATTTATATGCCCGATTATTTACGCTCTAGTGTCACTAGATGAATTTAATATCCAAATAAAAACAATGACGCAGAGGTCTTTTAAAAACAGGTTCTCGATTTGATAAGTTAATAATGTTATTCCTAAAAATGTAATCAATAACAATTCACCTCTAACCTTCCATCGGAGTAATGGATGTTCTGCCATAATATTCTATTGAATTCCCAAAGAATTCATAGGCAACATTTAATCTAAGACAGCACATTGCTTCTCTTAATACGATTAAACAACAGAGCCTTGGATAACTTTAATATACTAACCCCAAGGATCATCCAGACAAGTAATTCTATGCAACTCACTACGCTTATCTGCAAAAGATTCTTTAAATCTACTAGCCGCTTTATAAGCATTCTCAAAGCTTACTAAAGGATATGAAGTGACAATTAGATGTTTCATTCGATCAACAAACTATATTTGATATGGAACTACATCACTATAACATCTAACGCCATTATAAAGGAAAGGTAGCTTAAGCTAGTTGGATACAAATTCCAAATAATGATAAGTAGTGTCATATAAGGGACCCCTATAAATAAAATGTCCGTATACTCCATACCAGCTGGGTTTTGGGAGACTAATTAATCTAACAAACATCCCAAGTCTAAGATTAGGATATTGACAAGGGCCATCCAATGAATGATAGGTACGATTCAAAGTCCAAGCAAGGTCATTAAATACCAAGTTGGCTTAACCAAATTTCCCAAAATTAAAGAAGTACAACATAAGGCAAAAGGATAAAGGAATATAAGAATGACTTCCAAATTAGACGACCATTGCCATTAATGCTAAATATATCACTGATTCATGGAGCATAAATTCTAGAAATCCTAGTATAAGTATTATAAGCATTCCATTATAGGTAGATTATACAAAAACAAACATTATTAAAGAGAAAGTAACAATATTCTCAATTGCAAAAGGATCAAACTCACTTTTTATTAACCTGGCAAATCCTCCAGGAATGTTGATTGTGGAGTATAAGGGATTTTAGGACAATCGGGTGTCAACCATTATACTGCACTTGGGATATTTCTTCATAAACTTGGAGAGCTACTACTCTGGAGTTTATGGTATTGGATCTGGCAGTGGCGATCTCCTATCCTCACTGTCATGAGATTCTGTAACAGACTTATCAGATGATAAGACGGAAGAGGACTTCTTTTCAATAGAGACTTCCTATTTTACTTCCTCTTCTGTAGGAACTACCTCCTTATTAGTATCAGGAGTTCTTGGGTGAATTTAATCGGCCTTAGTAGATTAAGGTCTTTCTTCAGGGTTGCCATCTTAATCAGCTTATTTTAATTCCTAAAAAAGGTTAAAGCTATCTTAAGGGTCTTAAAACTTTGTTCTTGTGTCAATCTCAATCTCCGGCTTATTATTTAAAGCTGTTTCAATATCTATATTTCCAAAGATTGGTTTCTACTTTTCTTATGGCAACGCCCAGTTCTAAAATTCATCTTGTATTCTTCCCTATATATCTAAGTCCTTTTCAACAAACTTCTCGGACTTCAAATATGCGTGTGCGTCATATATGAACACGTCAGCCTCTAAATCATATGGAGCATCGCAGGAAACTGTAAAAGAATTTTCACTTGCGAAGGCCTTTATTTCTTTAAGTTGATGGGTCGTAGGTCGAAAATATGTATAGCCGTCAACTTAAACGGGACTACCAAAATCAAGGGACTTACAGAGAGTACGAAGGAACGCGAACTTTTTATGTGATGGTTTACTTTAAAACCACAACAAATACTAAATATTTAACTACGCGAAAGTAACTGCCATATTTAAACAGAGTTCGTTATCGAAAGCTGGGCATGACTTGTATTTATAGAAATAGTCATCACCCTTATAAGTAAGCTTATTAGAAATAAATCGATCTTAGGTCTAGTCACCTTCAATAATGATCTCAGTCTTATCAATCTTCTTTTAGCCTTACTTTTTCTACTAGTCAATTTTTCTATACTTGGCTTTCTCTCCTTAGCTTTTATTTTTAGTTTAGAATTCTTTCTTAGGAGCACCAATAACTCTACAATGCAACAATATACTAACCCAAGCAATAACGTACATTAGGACCAACTTCCTAAAGTTTGCTCTAGTGCACTTAGTGGAAATGTATATTCCAAATCCGATAATAAATGAAATCATGAACAGGGAAGCATACTGTGTAGGTTGTACTTTTTAACCTCCAGTATCAGTATGAGTCTTGGGATAAGATTTTTAAAGACAAATTTGGATGTCTCTAATTCGATCGATACAACGATCAAATTGATAAAAAAGTTCTTTGTTACATAAAGGAGAGGCTTTATTACCATGTTCATCAAAGGTCTAGATTTTATCAGGATGGCAAACTTAATTATACCTCCTATAAAACTTTCTAATATCACCTGATCGACCAAATTATTCATAAAGGTCCCACATGAATTTGGAGTATAGTGGGGTAGTGTCTTTCTTGACACCAGCGGCTTAATATGCGGTCAATTATACCATATAAGCCCAATTAGAATAGTAATGCCCTATTCTAGTTATTAAAAACAAATAAACCAGATCCCAATGTTAGAATCGGCTACTTTCATATACTTTAAAAATAAAATAGATGAAAAACCAGATGGCTACTATCTCACCGATAGAATGTGTACTGAGTTTATTATCAATTCCAGGGAGGAACATGATGAAAACTAATGAAGAACAGAAAGTTCTAAGGCTAATTAGTTTTAAAATAACGAAGATCATAAGAAATGCAACATAGATGAACTCCAATAATAGAGAATAAACATCCATAGGAATATCAGAGAAATGTGCTTCACGAAGACTTTCGAGATCGCTTAAATAAGGCATACAAATTAGGATATACTAATAGACTGTCCCACAACAAGTTATTAAGAAATGAATTGTGGCATATAAGACATAATTAAATAGTTCTCTAAAACTATTGTCTTCTGATCCGCTCTATTGCTAAGATTCAGGTTCCTCAGTGGTAGTATTGGCACCCTGAACAACAGGGGTATAAAACATTAAAAATACCATGAAGAAAATTAGTTTTGAATGCCTCTTTAAAACAAAAGAAAGTTTACGGAGGATAATAAGGATAAAATTCAAAACCGTACCAAGATGCATTAGAGCAAATCCTGATACAACTGCGTAACACGCAGACCTATAATTAGGTAAATTAACTAAGCAGACAATTAATGAACTAATCACTAAACCTGCAATTTAAAAATAAAACATTATGGAAGTTACGGGCCTGCCGTTAGGTTGGGCGGTACTAGCCATTATGTTAAACACAACGGTTTTCTGGTCACCAACCATAATTGCTGAAGTTTCTACAGCATTGGGTTGTTAATTTTAAGCCGGTACTAGCGGTAGATAGGGTTCACTACTCCCTACCACAGAAAAAATAAGGTATAAAATTCTGCCCCACAAGATTTGGATATTTTTGTGGTTTTATTAATCGAAAGATGTACTCATCATAAGATTTGGGGTGTAGACTTTGGAAGCTTTGTGTTGTGATAGTAATCCACTCTATCGACAAGCAACTCAGGGGGTTTTTTAGTCTCATGCGAGAAGTTAAAAACCACCAAAAACTCCGGGTGTTCCACTACTAGAACCCCCCAACCATAAGCTAAGCTCGAATATTCAGATACATTGCCTGAATATTCTAGCCACGGCTACCCTTGTTGACGGACAACTACACACCGCAAACACATAACATCAAGGCAACTTAATGCCAGTATAGTTAAATGTTCACGCCGCTAGCGTCTGTATCTCCAGGAACCCTAAAAGATTGTTAATCTACGGAGTATGTCACTTGCGTGATTCCCCCGGGGTGGTCTTCTCTGATCATCGTTCCAGAGTCGAACTACACATTAGTGTGCGACGGAAAAT